TTGCATGCTCATTCCATCGCCGTTGTCGTTATCAACAAATTGTTCAATACCAGATCTAGACAAATATTTTAATTTAATATCTTGTTGCTTCTTTTCTCTAGATATCCTACGTAAAAAAGCATACCACGTAATTTGTGTAAAGTATGCAAATGCGTTAGGTTTACCAGTTCTTGTAGCTGCTTCCAAATTATAATTATGAATCGCTTTTAAGCAATTTTCAACCGCATCCATTACCATCTCTTCGCGATATGTGTAGCGAATAAAATTAGATTTGTGAGACAAACCTTCAGCGATTCGTAAGAAACACTGAGCAATATAGTCTGGTACTACTGGGACGATTTTTTCTTTTGCTTTTGCTTTATTACATATTGTAACGTAATCAACTACTGCTTGAGAAAATTCAGCATTATTAACATAATGTATGCTTTTTTTCTTAGCCATAATATGTGCCGCCTTTCCTTATCACTATTATATTATACAACATTTGAATAATTATGTACACTATTAAACTTCGCATTGAATGTAAAAAATAATTAAAATAATGGTGTACTTTCTTGCCCGTTGTGGTATAATAAATTAAGTTAATTTGGAGTAGGGAGATACCACTTTTAAAATATAACAAATACATGATACTTTATTATAGTGTATAAAAATCCAATGAAAAATATACTCATTCCTATTTCGTGTACGCGCCTATTAGGATATAATACCATTGGCATCATTATGCATAACATGGCAACTCTGCCAATTACTTTAGCGCTTAGTATATCTCCTTCATTATAGAATGCAAAGAAGTTTGCTATCAAAAATAGTTGTAATATCCAAGCTAGCCCTAGAATTACTTTATAATTTTTATAATAGTATTCTTCTAAATTAACACTTTTCTTATCATGATCATATGGAATAACAACTTCACTTATAAGGAACATAAGCATTGGAACCATAAGAAATAATATATATGTGAATAGATTCCAACTACTGTCGGGATAAAATGTTACGTCTTGTAAGGGCGTGGCCGTCCACCAAAATAGTATCATCGTGAATACTGTAATAAAGGTAAACATTGTATGAGGCCAGTAAAACTTCACATGTTCATTAGAGTCATTTTTATTAATAGCTACTAAACTAGTCATGCTTGTCATTATGCGAACAAAAGCAAATCCGAGTATTAAGAACGCTACTGTTGATATGTGACCAAAAACCATTAATGCAATACGTCTTTTCTTGGTTTAAAGGTTATGACATTCCCGGGAGAATCCGAGTCTTTACCCGCTTCTTTCTTCTTACTATTATCGATATAATCAGCTAAAAAGTCTTGAAATTCATCTTCATCCATTTCTTCTGCTTGCTCTGCGATATCGTCAAGAGGCATATCATGTCTTTGATTTTTAGCAACGTTAGCGTTAATTTTATCTAGCGTGTGTTCATAGTAATCTAACATTTTATTAGAAGGATTCGCTTCACAGATAATATGCATAGAATTTAATGTTTGCAAAGTCATAGGATCATCATTGAATCCTAGCCATGGCCTGAAAGCATAAAATCTTATGCCTTTTTGGAAGTCTTCGATAAAAACAATTCGAAGCGCTCCTCTGATAACCATACCAGTTTCTTCTTCATTTGCGTATTCTAATACTTCACAAATAATTTCATCATCATTTGTAAGTTTTAATTGTTTGACATCTTTCATTTCAAATTTACCCTGTAAGACTTGTGGTTAAACTTTTCTTTCTCATATATTTTTAAACGTTCTTCTGCATGCAATAACGAAAAGTTTTTTCTACTTTTCCAACTGATGTTGTCACTTATGTCATAAAGCGTAGTATCTTTTCCATCTTCGCTTTTTCTTAAACCTCTTCCAATACTTTGTAAAACTCTAATTTGCGATTTGCTTGGTGATGCAAATATAATATTATGTAAGTTCCTAATATTTATACCAGTAGAAAATGTTCCAAGAGAAGCTACAATAATCGCGTTTTTTTGTTTTTCAACTATACCTCTGATTGCCTCTCTATCTGATGTATCTGTAGCACCGGAAACAAAAAACACTTTTCTATTTCCTATTACTTTATTATCTATCAAATCGTACAAAGGCTTTCCATGCTTTTCCACGTAATTAAAAAGAACTAATGTATTACCATTTTGATCTACGGCCAAATTTGATATGAACTTATTTCTTTGCTCGAAGGATACAATATAATCAATCTCGTCTTGATATGTTCTCTTGCCAAAGTCTTTACGTATTTCCTCTGCATAGTCAAGTATGATTCGTTTAATTTGGAGCCTGGCGAGAGTATCATTATCTTGTAATTCTTTTGTGCTTGTGACTTTATAAGTTCTGCCGAACAATCCTTGTAAGACTAATTCATGTGTTTGAGTTCCATCTAATGTTCCCGTTGTTCCAAAACGGTATTCGGCTTCTGTACACTTATTCATAATACTAGTTAAAGATTTTGATTTAAACCCATGGCACTCATCGCCGAAAACCGCACCAAATTGCTTAAACCATATTTTTGGTAATTTATAAATCGATTGCCAAGTTGAAACAATTATAGGTGAATTAGTGTCTTTGTCTTTTCCAGAATATATTTTATGAGCCAATTGTTCTGGCATTCCGTATGAAACAAAGTCTGTGGCCATTTGTTCTACTAATGAAGTAGTAGGTACAATCACTAAAACTTTTGATTTATTTCGTGAAAGAAACCAACTCATTAGAATGTAAATAATAAGAGATTTACCTGAACCAGTAGGTGATAATAAAATCGCGCGTTTTTTCTCTAGCCCGTGCTTTACCGCTACAAATTGATAATCGCGTACGACAAAAGGCAGTTGCAAAGAATCACAAAAAGAATTAATATCTCCTTCATCTACTTTCTCTTGTTCGTATGGTAATCCATAATCTGTTTCATGAAATTCAATTAAATAATCGCGGATCTTACAGAATTGAACTAAGTGATGTATTAAACCTGCAGGTAATTCACCTGTCATACGACCAAATAATCGAATTTTTCCATCCCACATACGATTGCGATATGCTGGCATAAATTTATAACCAGGCACATAAAAGCTAAAGAACTCATTTAGTTCCTGAGCTACTCCACTATCACATTGTATGTGTAAATTAGAGTGATCTAATTTCCGGACTGAAACTTTTTCCATTCGATCATATTCTTAATTGTCTGATGTCTCCAAGTTATATTACTTAGAATCTCTGACAACACTTCAATTGTTGTTTTAAAATACTGAATTCTTTCTTCGGTCGTTTGAATTTCAGGATCAGAATCATAATAGTGATCCATTTCACCTTTTAAAACTTTCAATCCGTTAAAAGGATCAGGGTTCCAGCCTTTCATTTTTAACTCATCTTGTGACATTTTGCCATTATAATAAAGCCATTTATCTTTCAACAAAATTTTCTGCTGCGCTTCTGCGCGTTTCAGTTTTAATTTTGTATGAGATAAAAGTTCTAAATATTTGGCGTGTAAAAGAGGTGTGTCACGAGATGCTTGATCTAATTTCATTTCATGTATTTCACAATCGCTATTCCACATAGCATGGATTTGCTTTAAGTCCATAATTTACCTTTCATCATATATTATGTCAGTGTCTTGTTCACCGTTATTGATGGAACTCCATCGACACCCATAGTAAAGGAAGCTCCCACTAATTCAAAATAAGAAAATCTAAATGATGCACCAAATATAATAAATGTTTCACCGCCTGCTGTAGATTCAAATTGTATATCCGTCAATGCTGTTGGAATACAATCTATATATCTAACTTGCTTAGTCTTATTATTTTTACTATTTAGAATTGTTAAAGTCATATCAGCCATTGATGGTGGCTGCACTTTCGTACTTAAACCTGGAGATACGTGATCAATATCTAAATTTCTACGCATCCATGAGTACATTTCATCATAAGCTTTCATATCCTCGTCTAAAAGAATATTTGCTTGTAATTCATTAAATGTTAATTTATCACCGATAAAAGGAATGCCAGTAAGTTTCTTATAGGGCATTT